AAGCCTAAACCAGAGTTGGGGGGCTCTTAAGGGGGTCGTAACTTCGTCAAGTGAGAAGAATAAACAATCCGCGTCTTTGAAGCGGGTTAGATGCTCTGTGTCACGCTCATATAGATAGCGTGACAGTTTGCCTCTCAGTCCTTGCATGCTGTTCCTCCACTAAAGAAAGAGGGGGACGAATCCCCCCTCTCGTCTACCCGACTCAGCTTACAGCGCCGAGGGGGCAGGCAGGTTGTTCATGTCACGGCCAAGGCTGAAGACCGAGGACGTGATCTTTGCCGCGATCACGACACCGGCCATGACGAGCATGGCCACCCCAATTATCTGGAAGATCTGGGTCCAGGACATCAGACCCTCTTCCTTTCGACGTTGGTTCTTGATCCGCTTCTTGACGTCTTTGAAGACGTCGAACTGCTCACTCAAGCTCAGGCTCCGGAACGTCGGGTCATCCCGAAGTTCCTTCTCGATGCGGGCCTCCGTCACGGTGACCCCTTCCAGGGCCGCAGCTCGCTTGGCGGCATTCGCGGCCGCCATTTCGAGCATTTCCTCGGTCACCTCAATCTTACGCGCTTCGTCATTCATAGCTCCCTCCTACGGGGATTGGTTTGAAAGGCCAAGAAGATACATTTCTTCCTTACATTTCTTATACCAATATAAACCTTGGTTTTCTAGTTAAAATCCCCAATAGGCTTGTCTTAGGTACTGAAATCAGTTAAAATAGTATCATCAGAGGGGTGTTAGCTTGTATCAATATAATCCGTACCCGAATATTAACGGTCTGTCAGGGGCTCCCTATGCCTTCTTTGGTATGGGGGAAACACCTAGCCCATTCTTTACCCTGGCAGGCCAGTTTACACCTCGGAACTTCAACGATGTCGTTAAGTGGACGCGGTTCCTCATCGTTAACAGCCCGACCATCACCGAGGTTACCCGGAAGATGGCGAGCTACCCGATTACCAACTTCGTTCTCCCGACGGAAGATGCTTCTGTTAAAAAGAAGTACACAGATCTGTTCAAAGCTATTGATTTCAAAACAAAGCTTATTAACATCGGCTTTGATTACCAGATTCTCGGTAACAGCTTTGTCTCGATATACTACCCTATTAAGCGAATCCTCTACTGTCAGACACGCGGCTGTGGGGCTGCTTACACGGTAGAAAACTTCCCCGGTAAACTCAGCTTTACACAGTTCCAGTTCAGGGGGCTTTGTCCCAAGTGCGGTAATACGGGTATTCTTAAGAGACGGGATGAGAAGTCTATGGATGTCAGAGAGGCTTCCATTATTAACTGGGACCCTACTGACATCTCGATAAACTATAATCCTATTGTTGATAAGTCTGAGTACTGGTATAAAATCCCGGCCTATCTCAAGAATAAAATCGTAACAGGGGACCTCTTCGTTTTATCTACAGTCCCTTGGGAGTTCGTCGAGGCAGTCCAAAAGAACCTAGACTTTAAGTTTAACAAGGACGGTATTTTCCACCTCAAGGGGATGACCGTAGCTCATTCTATTCCTGGGTACGGCGTACCCCCGCTTGTGGGGCTCTACAACCTTGTGTTCGACCAAGCCATGCTGCGTCGAGCTAACTCAGCCATAGCGGCTGAGATGATCTCCCCTCTTCGGGTCATCTTCCCAGAGGTGAACGGGAAAACAGACGCCGCCGTAAACATGTCTCTAAAGGGCTTTGCGAAGAACATGCGGAAGTACTTCGCTTTGCATAAGTCAGATCCTAACCTAATCGCCTTTTCTCCGGTCCCTATTGGATACCAGGCTCTATCCGGTGAAGGGAAAACACTTTTAGTTACCCAGGAGATCGAGCAAATAGATGATACGATTCTGCTTTCGCTAGGCGTCTCCAGGGAGCTTCTGAGCGGACAACTAAACTGGACAAGCTCAGACGTCGGCCTACGTCTCCTTGAGAATACGATGTGGAAGTATACCGATCAGATCCAGAAACTGATTACCTGGATCGTCAGCGGCCTTACGGCGTACTTCAATATACCGACGTTGGATGTCACGTTAGAGCCGTTCAAGTTGGCTGATAATAATGATCTAAAGAATGCCATGATGGCCTTAGCCCAATCCAACCAGGTCTCCATGCAGACCCTTCTTTCCTCGATGGGGCTTGACTTCCAGAAAGAGCAGGAGAAGATTAACAAGGAACAGATCATGCTGGCTAAGGACCAAGCCATCCTTACGGTCGATAAGGAGATTGCGGCCTGGATGGCGTTAAAGAATGGCCCGAACGCAGACTCTAATACGGTTTCGGGGTATAAGTCAGCTCTTCAGAAGGCGCAGGAAACGGCGAACGAACTTATCGGCATGCCGGAGGGGCCAAGACGGTCCGCCCTGATGCGTCTGAAGACGGAAGACCCGGCACAATATCTGATGGTAGCTAAGCTCATCGATGAATACCGGAACGACCCTCAGTACCAGCAGGAGGTTGCCTCGCAGGGGCAGGAGGCTGCTGAACAGGCTTCCAGCCAAGGTCAGCCTGGCGACAATTCGCAGCCGAATCAACCAGCACAATAGGTGTAGACAATGTCCGAGAATGTTTTTAAGAACCCTTTCCTCGATAACAAGCCGAGGGGTAACTTCCCTGGCGTCGATATGGACGAGGACGCTGAGTACGACCGTCTACTGGCGAGCTATAGAATCCGATATATCAAGGGCGATCTAGATGACGACGAGTTTCGCGCTAGAGTAGAGCAGATAGAGACGGAGGGGCTTCGTGGTGAACGAATTGTTGTCTTAAGTCGGGAACCGTTTACTTTCCAGGATTGTATGTATATCACTCTGCGTTACATGGAAAAAGTCACTAATGGCTAAAGTATCAATGATATATAAGGGGCCGCAGGAGATTTCCGAAGGCTCTGATAAGGCTTTCATGGAGGGGGTTACTAAGCTGTTTCCCATCCAGGGCCGGTACTACACACTTAAGCTGTCCTCCATAACAAAGGACGCCAAGTCTTTTGGCCGTGAAGATGAGAAGAACGCTATCCTAGGTAGCTCATCTTTGACGAACAATGTCTACGGAGATGTCTCTCTGGTGGATAACGAGACTGGGAAGATAGTAGATATCAGTAGAAAGTACCCGCTAGGGAAAGTGTTTACCTTTACGCAGAAGGGAACCGTTCTCTATAAGGGTAACAACTACATGTTTGCCAACCAGCTACAGATGCTCCCCGGTGTTTACACCCGCACCAAGAATAATGGCGTCTTAGAAGCTCATTTCAATACCGGTAGTGGTAATAGCTTTTCTATTATAGTCGAACCGGAGACGGGCCTATTTTACCTGATACCGAAAAGTAGCTCCTCCAAGATACTCCTGTTCCCCCTTCTCCACGTTCTCGGAGTGCCGAACTTACAGAAGATTCTCGGGGATACTCTCCTTCAGAAGAATATCGAAGCTTCGAAGGGAAAAGAGTCTCAGACCTTGAGGGCAATCTACACACGTCTTGTCCCCAAGAAGAAGCAGATTCCAGACATTGATGACCAGCAGGTCGTTGATGAGCTCAAGAATCAGTTACGTACATTTGATCTTCATAAGGAGACGACGAAGATCACTCTCGGAAAGGAGTACGACCACATCAATCCGGAGGTTTTCTCAGCTGCTCTCTCCAATCTTGTCCAAGTGTATAAGGGAGAAAAGGAAGAGGACAACCGTGATTCACTGGCATTTAAGAAGGTCCAGTCATTCCCAGACTTTATTAGAAGCCGATTTGAGAAGGGAGCGGAGACGAGGGACATCGTTCGTAAGATTCACTATAAGATGGAGAAGAAGATTGACCACCCTACAATCAAGGATTTCCTACCACCGTTTGCCTTCACTAGGGTCATAACAGACTTTATCCAGACCTCCGAGCTGGCTTACGTCCCTACTGAGACTAACTATCTCGAATCTTTGGAGAACGTAGGTAAGGTTACCCTCCTGGGAGAAGGGGCTATCCCCTCTGATGAAGCGGTTCCGGCTAGTGCCCGTGGTCTTGACCCGTCTCATTTTGGGGTGTTGGATCTTAACCGTACACCAGAGTCATCCCATGCCGGTATCGATCTTCGCTTTGCTCTTCGAGCTGCGCGGGACGAGCACGGTATTATATATCTGCCAGTCATCAATGCTAAGACGGGTAAGGAGGAGCATATCTCCACGCAGAAGGCTCTTCAGTCTGTTATCGGATTCCCCGGGGAAGAGGGAAAAGTCGTTCGAGCAAACATTAAGGGTGTTCTTGGAGAGATAGAAAAATCCAAAGTAGATTACTGGTACTCGGACCCCTCCGACTTCTACAGCGTTACTACAAATCTGATCCCGTTTATGAACTCAGATCATCCCGGGCGGCTGACTATGGCCGGTAAGGCTCTCCCACAAAGCTTAGCCCTTGAGACTAGGGAAGCCCCTCTCGTTCAGTCCACAACGAGTGATGGTAGCACCTTCGTTCAGAAATTCGGGAAGGTTCTCTCCGTTATAGCCACTAAGAACGGGGTGGTTTCCGGTAAGACGGCGCGTCATGTTGTCGTCTCTAATGAGGATGGGACGAAGTCATTTTACACTCAGGTCAAGAATCTCCCATTTAACCAAAAGGGTTTCCTGGATGTGCAAGCCCCCATTGTGAAAGAAGGGGACGTTGTCAAGAAGGGACAGCTCATCTCAGATACCAACTACACGAAGAACGGAGACCTCGCACTCGGCGTCAATATGAAGGTCGCCTATATGCCCTATAAGGGGTACAACTTTGAGGACGGTATCGTTATATCTCAATCCGCCTCGGAGCGCCTTCTGTCGTCTCACTTCTACTTAGAGAAGTACGATAAATCCCGAGAGACGGTGGACAGTATAACCCTCGTAAAGAGATATTTCCCTAATAAGTTTACTCCAGAGCAGCTAGCGAACCTGAACCCTAAAGGTGTTGCTATAGTTGGGAAAACCTTGAAGAAAGGAGACCCCATCATCGCTATGCTGGAGAAGCGTCCCATCACCCCTGAGGATAAGATGTTAGGACGTCTCAATAAGGCCCTCATCAAGCCGTTTAGGTTAGTGGAAGTCCTCTGGGAGCACGACGTCCCCGGACTCGTCGTTGATTCTCATGAAGGGAAGACCGTCAAGGTCTCTATACGAGCTGAGAAGCCTGCCGAGGTAGGGGATAAACTCACCGGGCTCCATGGAAACAAGGGGGTCATTGCTCTTATCCTGCCGGATGAGAAGATGCCGTATACTGCTCACAATGGCGAGAAAGCCGAGGTAATCCTCAATCCCGCATCCGTGACGAGCCGCGTGAACTTGGGTCAGCTCTTGGAGACCGCTGCTGGTAAGATTGCCAAAAAGACTGGTAAACCATATCTCATCGGTAATTACCGTGAGAAGGATAACCTTCTCAAAGTGAAGAAGGACCTGGCTGCTCACGGATTGTCTGAGGCTGATGAAATGATTGACCCGGACACCGGAAAACCCTATCCGAATAAGATTTTCAATGGTCATCAGTATATCCTAAAACTCAATAAGACTACGGACCAGAATTACTCCGCGAGGAATACCGGTTCCTATGATAGCAACATGCAGCCCGTCAAGGGGGGTATGGAGGGCTCCAAGGGTATCGGCTTTATGGAGTTTTTAGCTATGCTGGGCAACAACGCTCGTCATAATCTAAAAGAGATGACCACTGTTAAGTCTGAGAAGAACGAGGATTACTGGGCATCCTTTGTCCGTGGTGAGCCTCTTCCCGTTCCTAACACGCCTTTCGTTACTTCTAAGTTCTTTAATATGCTAAAGGCGTCAGGGGCTGCCGTATCAGATGATGGCAAGATGCTCAAGATTAAGCCGATGACAAGCAAGGAGGTACTTAAGCAGTCTAATGGTGAGATTAAGAAGCCTCTCATGATCGGGGCCAAGAACTTAGAGCCGGAAACAGATGGTCTATTTGATATCTCCAAGACGGGCGGTCTGCACGGGACAAAATGGACCCACTACACGCTCGCGGAACCTGTTCTCAATCCTCTTTTTGAAAAGGCGGCTAAAAAGCTTCTAGGTCTTTCTTCGCCGGACTTCGAGAAGCTCGTGTCTGGTGAATACAAGGTTCTTCGTCAAGGGAAGGTTGTCACTATCGTGGATAGAGAAGGAAAGGCTATCAGCAACAAGCCCCTCACGACCTATGAAGACTTGGAGGGTGAGCTCGAAAAGGAATCAGCTGCAGCCAAGACCTACGTCGGTGGGGAAGCATTTGAGCAGCTTCTAGACTTCGATGTTGACAAAGAGGCGAAAGAGGTAAAGGCTAATTACGATTCGAGCAAGTCTAAGTCCGCTAAACTTCATCTCATGGACAGGCTGCGTTTTCTCCACGGACTCAAGAATAGCGGGTTTACAAAGCCGAAGGACGCTTACATACTGCGTCATGTCCCAGTTTTGCCTCCGATAAACAGACCTCTGCTGGTTAAAGGGAACGGAAACATCGAATACGCCGATGTTAATCATCTGTATAAAGATCATATGCTGGTTAACACTAACCTAAAGGAGTTGAAGAAGGACCTTCCCGACGAGGACTTAACTCAGGAACGAAGGGACCTCTACCACGGTCTTAAGGCGGTTATTGGTCTCGGAGACCCTATTTCCCCAGCTTCCTCAAAGCGTAAGCTACAGGGCCTTTTGGAGCAGGTTCACGGTGTAGGTGGTCCTAAGTACGGGTTCTTCCATAAGAAAATCCTGTCCAAGAAGCAGGACTTTAGTGGGCGTCTTACCCTGACTGGTGACGCAAACCTCGGTCTGAACGAGGCCCGGATTCCTGAGGAGCTAGGATGGACTTTATATAAGGCCCATGGGGTTCGTAACCTTATTCGTATGGGTTACACCTACTCAGAGGCGGAGAATGAGTGGGAAAAGAGAACGCCGAGAGCAGTAGAGGTGCTTAACAGAGTAACCTCTGAGGTCCCGCTCATCGTCAACCGGGCCCCCTCTCTCTTGAGAACGAATCTGATCGGGGTGTATGCCAAGCCCTCCCAGGTTAATACTCTGTCACTTAACCCCCTTACCTTTAAAGGTATGAATGCTGACGTGGATGGGGATGCTATCTCTCTGTTCCTCCCACAAACCCCTAAAGCGGTTCAGGAGGTTAAAGAGAAGATGCTTCCCCAGTATAACATCCCTGACATCCGTTCAGGGGCTGGGAACGTTCTGTTCGCCCCATCTCACGAAGCTGTTCTGGGAGCGGTCCACATGACGGAACCAGATCCCGAAAAGAAGACGATGATTTTCAGTAGTGAGCAGGAAGTCCTTGATGCTTTAAAATCAGGTAAGATTGAAGCCGATCAACCTGTTGAGGTTAGAGCCAAGAAATGAGTCTAGGTATTGCAATCCTTAATTCCGGCTCATCACATGGGGGCGGCATGTATACCGCTTCTGGAACAGGGCTCAACACCCTTAGTGGGATCGTATGCATCTCAGGGGATACCCTGGACTGTCCGATACACGGTATTAATCCCGTCGAGACAGGCTGTTCAACTATCTTGGTTGTGAACGGCAAACCCGCAGTCATCCAAGGATCGGTAGCCAATTGTGGGGCAGTAATCAACTCCGGCTTTGCCAACGGAATCTTAACCGCATCTTAGGACCTAAGGAATGAACGAAAAGTATGCTGCGCTGATAGAAGCGGCCCGCAAAATAGGGGACACTGTAGTTGAAGGTGCCCCAGAAGTCGCTCACAAGATAATGGCACTCCCTAAATATCATATAGCGGGCGCTGTGGGTGGCTCGTTTGGTTACGCTAACGCAGGCCCCGGATGGAAAAATAAGGTCAAGGGGACAGCCGTGGGAGCAGCTGGGGGTATTGTCGGTGCCCAGGTCTTGCACAAGCAGATCAAGGGGTTGAAGGAGCTTGGCTCCGAGATCAAGGATGAGGCTACCTATCTGCATAAGAAAGCTAAGGTCAAGTCCTTGCAGGAACAGATACGGGAAGCGGGGAAAGGAACCAGCGCTCTAACCTCTGTGACCAGTGGTGCCCTTGCCGGATCTGGGGCAGACTTCCTTACGCGGAAGTCCAAGTATAGGGTACCTCTGGATATGGTAGCTGCCGGGGGAACCACTCTCGGGGTAAACAAGTATTTGGACAAGATCCTCCACTCCGTCAAAGGTGATAAGTAATGGCTTTTGCTGCAGGGTCTTACCTTATCAAATCTCTTCTCCCGGAGAAGACGCGGGCGAAGTACGATCAAGGTACTATCCTTAACGATAAGGAGATCTCTTCTCTTATTACTCTACTCGTCCGTGAAAACCCGGAAGAAGCGCATACTACGCTCGCTACGCTGGCGAAGCTGTTCTTTGATAAGGCGACGGACCAGGGTTACTCTCTATCCCTCAACGACTACTCTAATTCTACGCATGAGAAGAACCGTATCATGTCAGAGTTCGAGCAAGAGGTGGAGCAGATCCTAAAGTCGAGTCTTTCCAAGGAAAGGAAGATTCATGCTATCAACGAGGTTGTTGATAAAGTCAAAACGAAGCTTTCAAAGCAGAACATAGATCATCTCCTTTCCGAAGGAGCGACTTCGGCCAAGATGGCTATTACAGGGGCTCGCGGTAACCCTGATCAGCTCATGCAGGCCGCTGCGTCCCCGCTGCTCGGAGCAGACACTTCCGGTAGGCCGGTACCGATTATTGTCAAACACTCTTATGGTCAGGGTCTAACTCTGGCAGAAGCCTCTGCTCTCTCTTTCGGGTCTCGGTATAACACCGTTATGGCTCAGAAAAAGACTGCCCTTCCCGGAGACGTTTTCAAAAAGCTGACTCCTAATGTATTTCACGAAGTCGTGACAGAGAAGGACTGTGGGACGCACAACGGCGTCCCCTACCCCATTGAGGATAAAAAGGCTATTCTCCATAGATTCCAAGCGGTTACGAATAAACTCATTGATGACCGTTTATATAATGAACTTAAAAGCGAAGGGAAGAAAGAGGTTGTGGTAAGGAGTACTCTCACTTGTCAAGCCCATGCAGGCGTCTGCCAGCTCTGCTACGGTCTGATGGCCGATATGAAGCTCCCAGAGATAGGGGCTAACGTCGGGGTTATCGCGGCCCTCTCTGTATCGGAGAAGCTAACCCAAGCTATGTTATCTACAAAGCATACGGGCGGACTGGCCGGTAAGCGCCGGTCCACATACGAAGAGGCTTCTAACTTCCTTAAGAATCCGGATAACTTTCAGGACAAAGCCGTCTTAGCTACTATAGGAGGGGAGGTTACACACGTTGAGCCTACCGAGCTGAAAGATCACCGCGTGTATGTTAACGGAGTCGAACACTTCGTACCTCGCATACAAGACATAATTGTGAAGAAGGGGGACCACGTTAGAGGCGGAGACGCTCTTAGTACGGGTACACCTAACCCGAGAGAGGTGATTCAGCACAAGGGGATTGCGGACACGAGGAAGTTCTATTCTGATAAGCTGAGAGAAATCTATACGGGCTCTGTCGCAAATAGCCGTAAGGTATCGTCTCTCGATGCTCGTCACTTTGATCTTATTGCTAAGAATATGATTAAGTATGTTCGTATCCTGAATGCAGGGAAGACCGGTCTTCCAGAGGGAGACTATGTCCCGGTCGAGAAGCTCAGGGAGTTACTGAAGGGCGACGTGGAGAACGTCTCCGTCGCAGCGGCTGAGGGAAAGACCCTTGCTAAGGACGTGGGTGGCTATCCGGCAGGGGAAATCGTGACCAGGGGAGTTGCCAGGGCTCTTAGAGAAAAGAATGTTACATCAGTTCCTATCTCGCACTCCGGTGTGCTCGTAGAACCCATCGTCCCAGGACTTTTCAAAGCTAAGCTACTTGACAAGAACTGGGTTTCTAAGTTGAGCTTCATGAATCTCAAGCAGTCTCTCCTCGACAGCACGGCTGTTGGAGCTGAGGCGGAGAAGCACGACATTGACCCAATAACTCCCTATGTAATCGGGAGAGAGTTCGGGGACGGTCCTGATGGGAAGTACTAATCTTAGGCTGTCTCAGGCGCAGTTCGTTGCTCAGACTATCCAGTCTCTAGCACCTCAATTCCCTCATCTCAAAGCTATACCTGGTTACATGAACTGGGTAAAGGGAATCTGCTTTGTTGAGTCCAGGTTTAACCCATTTAGTATCGGTCCTCCTGTCAACGATCAGTATGCTACGGAAGCTATTAGCGCAGCAACGGCCCTAGGACTGGCGTCAGGAATTACGCAGTTCTCCCCCAACATCCAAAACCTGCGGCTTGCCATCGGTATTATGCAGGTTATGGGGTGGAACCTCATGGATGGTCTCCCAGGTCTCACTATCCCCCCTCCCTACTATCAAGTCCTGAAATCGAACGGCCTTATAAACCCAGTCACGATTAACCCCCAGGCCGCACTTTTACCGCCCGTCCCTTACGAGACGTCGGTTAAGCTTGGTCTCTTAGCTGGTATGTCGGTTCTGGACCTAAAGATTAAAGAAACAGGTGGCATTGAGAGAGCAGTCTATGACTACGGAGGCGGTAGCGACAGCTATCTTAGTTCCGTGTCTACTGCGGCCGGTATTCCCCTCGTTTTCCTATCAAACGGCATCGACCCGTCAGGGACTTCCGTCCCTCCGCCGACAACTGCTAAAGCATGTTAAAATAGTGATATCAGATCCCCAATTTGGAGTTGTTTAATACTATGTCATTCTCAGACGACGCACTGGCCATGCTCCTCCAGACCTGTCCTCAGATCACGGATAAGATTGTTTCTTTCCAGGATCTATCCGAGGAAGTTGGTCAGGAGAACCCTACTAAGGTTGGGGTGTTCATCCTATTGGCCGGATCTTCCAACATCTTCATCCCTGTCCTCGCCCGACAGGATACCGTTATGCCTCTAGACTCTGTGTTCTTCAGTGACAAGAAGCAGTTCTTCCCGCTGAATGATCGTATTGTTCAGTGGATTGTTAACAGCACCCATCCTCTTGGGAAGCCTAAGAAGATTCCGTCAGGAGTAGTGGGTAACCCGTCCGTCGAGGCCCTTGTTAATCCTCCTCGCACAGGTAAGTTCGTGTACGCCGGTGATAGGTTCACTGAGTTCCTCGCCGCCCTTGACGAAAAGATCAAGAAGGACCTTAAAGCCACTCTTCTCAAAGACGAGAATCTCAAGGCCCTTCACAAGGTTCTGGATCTCAAGAAGGTTGTTCGATCCCTGGACGCCCCTACACAAGTCGGCCGCCTGACTCGTCAGGAGCTGCTCCCCGGCTCGCTTCAAGTGACCCGGTTTTTTGACCCCAACAGTGAGAACATCCCGCCTCACCTGGTCAACCAGGTTATTACTAAGGGCTGGGCGGCCGAACCGTCAGACCAGGTTCGTCTAGTTGTCGAAGAGGCAACGAATCACTACTACAACGAGCTGTCGTTCGTAGACACGAACAAAGCCTATCGTGTCGTGAAGAACGACGGACAGGCCATCATCGGGTTCTCTCCGGATAGGCGGCAGATGTCAGAGCTTGAGGAGAACTACTCTCCTCAGTACAAGAAACCCAACGTCCACGGAGAACCCACAAGAGACGTCCACCAGTCCTTTCTCATCTTTGAGAACGGGAACTACGCGATGAGCCGGGCGGGGCAGAAGTTCGTAATCGAAGGCGCCCCTCAAGCCATAGGGGATGTCTTCGATCAGATTCTGGCCAATGTCGAGAAGGTTCCTCTCGTTGATCTAGCTCCTGGAAATAATGGAGCCACTTTTGCCCTTTTCGACGTTGAGGGAAGGCTTTACGACGTGTTTAGCCTCCTCTACAGAACTGGGAGCCAGTCTATCGTTGAGCTGAGAGTGCTCAGTATGCTTGCCGGTCTGGGTACCTGCAGACTCGTCATGCGCCCCAACGCTAACATCGAGCAAGTCGGCTGGCTGAAGAGCGATAATACAATTATCGTCCCTGTCAATGCGGTGGCCGTCCTTCTAAATCAAGACATAACAGACCATATCTGCACGAATGCGATCCACGCGGAAGCTCTGCGTCGCTTTCAGTTCGACGAGGTTCTTGAGCAGAAGATGCTGGTAGGTTACGACGGATTCGAATACCAGATAGACGGTACTCCGATTCCCAGACGGACGGATCTCATGCGCCGTCTCATCGTAGATGAGGGCTTTGCTCCAGACGTCGCTGAACACTTTGCAAAGAGGGCGGAAGAGACTGGTCGAGTTAGACTTTCCATGTCCAAGAAGGCGGATGTGTCCTTTCATGCGGGGGTGATACCAAGCTTCGGTATCGACCCGCCGCCACAGGACAAGAGCCGCTTGGATACAAGGAAGACGGCTTATGGGAAGGTCAAACTTGATGAGGGCGGACGGGAAATACCTCCGCTCTCCCTCATGGACCCCACATGGATGCGTACGGTTCAAATAGCTGCGTCAACGGGAGACAAGGACATCGTCGAGGCAACGATTATGGGCAACCTTATGACTGCCGTGCCGATAGACCTCTTAAGAGAGTACCTCCCTGATCTGGCCACGACGATTGATAAGATTGGCCGACTACTGTTTGTGTTTCGTCTGAAAATGACCGAGATGATTAAAGATAAGAATCCGCTGGACGTGGAGGAGTTACTTCAGAGAATGCGGACAGTATACCGGGCACTCGGGGTGTCTTATTTGGACCTTGTTTACTTGATGGCAACCCTCCCTGAGCCGGATGGGACGTGATGCTTGGCTTCTTACAAACAAATGCTTGTGGAGTGTGCTCTCTTAGCCTCCACAGATCTCTCTGAGGTTTCTCGGACGCTAGATATACCGGAGACCGAGTTAGGACTGTTTATTGAGAAGTTCCCTGTCTGCAGGGGAACTCAGCTAGAGAAATTGGAGTACGTTCTCGGACTACCCTCCGGCGACGATAGGACCTATAAGCTCTGGGCTGTTACCCAAGGGCTAAGGTTTGTAAAATGGAAACTAGGAAAAGAGGCTCCTTTGGACCCGGTTCAGGGACTACAGGAGCTGTTTACGGACTGTGTCCTAAAGAGCAAAGAGTGCCTCTTCTCCGGAAACAGTACTGACTCCAGTAAAGAGAGTACGAAGTGGGTTAAACTCAGTCTAGACATTGCTAGACTACTTAAGGTTTGGACTCTCGACTCCGAAGCAGCTATGAAGGACTTGGAGATGGCATTGGAACAAGCGGATATTACGAGTCTAAAATCACTTGGAGACTTAGAGCAGTGACACCGGAAGATATTAAGATTTGGGGTGCTAAGGTAACTGAAAAGTTCCTTAACGACTCTATTCCTCTCGACAAGAGCATAGCGGAAGTAGCTATGACTCATAGCTTGACTGAGAATCAGATCAAAAGACTCGTAGAGGCCGTTAACCAGATAACCTATTTGAAGCTGCATTCTCTTGTGGAGGCTAAGACCTTTGAGTTTTCGGTCGCCTCTCTTGAGGGCGTTAAGAAGCTGCTCTACGTTAAACCTGCTATTGAGAAAGCGGCAGAAGCGAAAGTCGGAAAGGTCAGCCCTCTGGAGTTCGTCGCCTCCATGGAGAAAGCAGCTGAAGCGTATGTCCCTCCCCCCACTGTCCCCCAGGAGGCAGAGCTTAGGGTTTATTCCCAGATGCTCAAGGAGGCATGCTCCCGTCTCGAAGATGAGTGCCAAATACAGATCTCGGCTCTTGAAGATCAACGCAGAGTCGTGGCCACAGACCCTCTTGCTATGGAGAAGGTCGCCTGCACGAAGTATGCAAGAGAGCTCTCTCGGTTTTTAGGGCTTGAGAAGAAGGCGTCCGAAGACCACCTATTCTCCAAGAAGGAGATGGAAGAAGTGGAGAAACTTGCGTCTCTCTACGATAATCTTAGAGGTCTGCATTCGAAGCTCATGGGGACGCGGACCCGACTCGGGACCGTTGATAAGGTTCTGGGCAAGGGGATATTCTCCCCCGTCACGGCCACCTTTGGGGCTGGAAAAGCTGTAGGGTCCTTAGCTGCTAAGGCAGGGTTAATGGATACTGGAGTGGCCCTCACTTCTATGGGTTCTATGAAACCAAAAGGGCCTACTATTAATGAACAACTATACGGAAATGGAAGTAAGCAGCCGTTCACAGAGACCTTCCAGAGGGGAAGGGAGATGATGAAGGGTTTTCATGACATATCTGAGATGGCAGAGGATTTCTAGTAGATGAGTTACGGTGAGATTGCCCGTGGAACGGCTAAGTTAGTAGGTCTGGTCGCAGCCACCGACCTTGTTTCCAGACTCGTGTTGTCTGGCATAGATAAGGCCCTTATGACACCTAAAATTAAGAGGATACTTGAGAGAGTCGCTAAGGCTCATCCAGAGGTGTTAAAGGACGACCCAGAGTTGGTTTTCGGCTATGTTCAGCACATCGTGAAAGCCCTTCCGGCTGCTAATGACGCTCTGTTAGCTGATACAGCATGGAGGGTATTATCCAGGAACGGTGTCTCCATAGGGACGGCAACGGCTCCCGGATTGGTCGGTTCTTCAGTCCTGCCTTATGTTCCTAATGTACTGAAGCCCTATGTAGACGTCATGCACGCCCAACAGACACAGAGACTAGCGAGTAAACTTATGGAGAAAGATTCTTCAGCAATGTCATTCCTCGGAAACGTGGGTGAGCAAGCATTGGGGACGTTGGCTGTAGGGGCTCTGACAGCGCTCGGAATGGCCGGTGCCAATAAAGCTACCAAGGCTTTCCGACGGACTGTTCAGAAGACGGATGTTGTAAATGTCCTGGGTAGGGCTATCGAAAGAAGTACCCTCCTCAAGAATGAGTATCAAAAAGACCCAGAGAAGGTACTGAGTTTTGCTACGACGATATTTAACTACGCGCCTACTGTGGCTTCTGATCCTAATTTGCTGTCTTCTGTCCTCAGCAATGCTCTACATGGCGATTCAATTGATCCGATGACTATCCGGACGCTCATGGAGATGGAGAAGAGTTACTTTGATGTAGCGGATAAGGCAAGCCCGCTCCAACTGGGGCAGCTGCGCCCGAACTTTGATCCGCGTCGCGGTGGATTTCTCTCTAAGAAACTGGAAAGTAGGAAGAGCGGTGCCTAATCAGGTAGGCATAAAAGAGTTTATTACCTAGTATAATGGAAAAGTACATAGATTCACCTTTTGCTCCTGAGAACGACGTCCCCGTTGATGTGACGGACGCTGATGCTTCGTCCTTCCTTATAAAAAAGGCAGCGGATGATCGCATCTCCTCCTTTGTGAGACAGGTTATCCTGCCGCAAAGAGACCCTAATAAGATTTACCTTCATATCAATGCGATGGGGGCAGGGGAGTACTACGGGTCTAATCGGAACGGGGATTACTTCCCGGAGGACAACCTCCTACGCTACTTCAAGACGTTTGAGTCCGGGCACGTCTTCCGTCATCATATTAATAAAGATCCGACAATCGCTCTTGGGCGCGTTCTTGCTGCCTTTTACAATGAGCGCATGCATCGAGTGGAACTTATTGCAGAGGTTGACAAATCCCTAGGGTCAGATATCGCTGAGCGAGTTACCACGGGAAATTTCCCCTGGACTTCAATGGCTTGTCGGACCCCATATGATACGTGTAGCATCTGTGGACACCAGGCCCACTCTCGCCAGGAATATTGCGACCATCTCACGAAAAGGATGAATGAGATTCTCCCTGACGGTCGGAAGGTTTACGCCATTAATAACGGCCCTCTTCGCTTTTTTGATATCTCCATCGTTATTCGCCCCGCCGACCCGACCTCGGGCGTCCTTGAGAAAGTTGCAGGGGCTAACCACCAGAAAACCGCAGAGAGCAATGATCCTTCTCTGACGGAGCTGGCTACACGCATATTCCCAACTATCGTTCAGGGAAGCGACACTCCGTGCCCGTTGGCCAATGTAGCCAACCCTCCGGACTATATGATACCGGATCTGTCGTCTCTGTCAGCGTCAGCTTTAGCGAATACTTTTGCAGAAACAGGTATTTACCCAAGTCTAGACTATATCGCTCGCATTTTGTGCCCGCAGCTACCCCCTGACCTAGCCTCGTTCGCAGCTTCTCTTCTGCCTTTCGTGGCTAAACCGGAAGTCGCCGTCCTACGCATTCGTATGGAACCGGCCCCTCCTGACGCTAAAATATATTTAGCTAAAGAAGCAGCCTATTCATCGTTCTTACCAGAGTTTATTGAGAAGAGAGCATATTTTGATGGTCCTACGCATTCCACCATCGGGTACGTGCAAGTAAACCCAGCTGCTCCGATGGTGGATATCGCCTACGCTCCGGATAAACTCCGTATTCCGAATACGCTGCCACGTACTGCTCCTGAGAATTTTACATTTTTTAAGTGGCTGATGGCCCTTCTCGCCAGCTCAGCGTTACTAAAATCATATAGTCACGCCCTGGCGGAGAAGAAGGCAGAGTTCGAGAAGACGGCGAACCTCTCCGGGAACATAGCGCAGACAGCTAAGAATGGTATTTCCCATATAGCTACTCCTCTTGGTGTAGCCTCCGCCGTTGGTCTTGCATATCACGCGGACAAGACTAAGCATACAATGCCAGAAGTCTGGCAACAGATGCCTAAGATTATACAGAAGCATCCGTACATTAGTTCCCTGCTGGGAGGGGGGACTATAGCAGGAGTATTAAAAACTCTCGTGAAGTCGAATTAAATCATATACAACTCGCACTAAAATATTGTAAGAGTTGGTTAAAACCGAATACAGGAAGACTAAATCTATGAGCACGACCATTGACGAGTTTCTGAGACTTGTAGAAGGCAATGAGGACACAGAGAAGACTGCTGCTGCTCCTGCTCCTTCTGCGAAGGACCAACTTACCAATTTACTTTCTACCGGAGACACTACTGGAATGGACAAAGAAGCACTTTACAACGTTGGCGTGAGTCTCGGTCAAGAGCTCCTGAAAAGCGCTAACGAGATTATCAACGAAAACATTCGTGACACTGGTACCCAGAGTGCTCAGGTTCTTCCGACTCCGGATGGTTCGGTTGATAACATTCTTCGCGCACTTGTGGCTCGTGCCAAGGACTCGGGTGCTCAGGACCAGAACCCTGATATGGAAGCCCTGCTGGGGCAGGCCGCTGAGGGTAATGCCGATGGTCGTGTCTCAGAGGCACTTCGCTTAGCTCTGCTCGGCGGTGGTGACGAAACAGGTCAGCCCGCTGCAGGTAAGACTCTCGTCGTAGCTGACGAAGAGGAGAAGACAGCGGCTCTTAATGCTCTGGTTGACGCCGGTATCGATTACGACAGCGCGGTTGACCTGGTTAAGTCGGCTGCCGAAGCCATCGAAGAGGAAGAGGGCAGCATCGTTAAGGCGGCTGCACTGAACGAGCTGGTCAGCAACGGGCTGTCGTTTGAGCAGGCCGCTGAGCTGGTGAAGATGGCTACTGAGACTGAGAGCGACACAGAAGTTACCGGGACAAGCGTTGCTCTTGAGAAGAAGGCAGCGCTGAACGAGTTGATTTCTGCCGGTTATTCTTTCGAGGATGCTGCTGATCTGATTAAGGCCGCAGTGACGATAGATGCGCCCCACTGGAAAGAAGTCGCTGAGGACAGAGATAAAGAAGTCAGTAAGATTAAAGGCTTCCTGACTAAGGCGAAGGACGTTTCGATACGCAATGTTAAAGCTGTCGGTAAGCACGTTGCTGCTCACAAGGGCAAGTATGGTGCTGGGGCAGGTGCTCTGGCTGCCGCTGGTGGCGCAGGAGCCTATCTTCACCACAAGAAAGCCGAAGCTCTTAATGAGCTGGTCGGCGCCGGGTATTCCTTTGAAGATGCTGCGAACCTAATCAAGTCTGCCGATGCTGTTACGGATGTGCTTGGGAAAGTTAAAGACAAGGCTGCTAAGGCCGGTCTTGCGGCGAAGAGTGGTGCTAAGACTATTTCCGAGTTAGTGAAGAACAATCCACGCGCCGCCGTTGCGGGTGTGGCTGGTGCCGCTACTCTAGGTGCCGGTGCCGCTCTGATGCACAAGCATCGTGAGAAGCAGGCCGCTTTAAACGCCCTCGTTGAGGGTGGGGTCAGCTTCGAGGACGCAATTAACCTGATTAACGCTGCTGGCTAAGATGCTCTCTGATCTTGAGAAATCGGCAGAGGTTATGAGTCTCGTCCAAGCCGGGTTAGGCTTTGATACCTCTGTCGAGTTGGTCAAGAACGCCGACAGCGATGTTTTGACAAAGGTCGCATCTCTTGTCGATATCGGTTTTGACCTAGATTCAGCATTGAATCTAGTTAAGACCTCAGCTGAGAAGATCAAGTTCAAGAAGATCTTGAACAAAGACAGAGATAATTAAACATGTCAAGTATTCCGAACCTTCTACGTAAACATGCAGAATCCTTCAAGTCCTTAGCAGATGCTGAGGTCCTGGTGAAAGAAGCTGCAGTGAAGGAACTCGTTAAAGCCGGTATGAACGAGGATGTAGCGTCAGGAGTTGTCGACGCAGCTAAGCCGAGTTATATGGAGCTTTGGCAGTCCTTGATGGATAAGCCTAACGAGAGTTACATGAAGCAGCCGCTGGCTTATTTCGAACTTTTGAATAAGACGGCTGAATATATCGAAGACCTCGAAGCTAAACTATTACAGACTCCTGAAAGGGAACAGATTTTCACCAAGTTAGCTGAGTCTGGATTGGACGCTGCCGAGATTGAGACGCTGAAGGGCCTGGATGCCGGAATGATCGAGAAGATCGCTTCGTTAACCTCAGGTTCCCCCTTGAAGGAGCTGGGTCGAGGGGAGGGTCAGCCAACTACTGAGCTTGATCCGCTGTACCAGTTCATGATTTCGTAATTTAACTTACAAACCTGGAGATATAAGTAATATGGCAATCTATGACGGTCCGATTCTGGACTACCCAATCGAAATCCTTCGTGGCTGGCCCAATGACGGCGCAATGGACCTGTCGGAGACCATCTCCAGCGCGGCTACTGGCGCTAGCGGTTTAGCTGCTGGTAATATCGTTACGGTCGCTGCGAACGGCACGGTTCAGCTGTGCTTCACCCCGCAGGCACCCATGGGACTGTGCGTCCGTGGTAACAACGACAACGGGTCGAGCGTGACCTCAGCTGTTGTCGGTGAGCTTCCGGGAGTTTATGGTGACCAGGCGGTTGTCATTTGGGGTAACTGTGCGTTCCGTACCACAGTCTACAACACGGCTTCTTCCTTCGCCCCTGGTACTGCGGTTACTGGTATCAATGGTCTCATCGACGTTGCGACAGGCACCCAGCCCATTTTCGGGTACGTGAAGTCGGTTTACCCAGCTAGCGGTACGATGCCCGCGTCGCTGGTCATTATCATGAAATAACGGGGACCATTAAATATGCCACTGTACAATACCGAAACCGTTAGCATCCAGTTTCTCAATAAGTCCTTCCTGGACAAGATTGATGCTGGGATGACTAAAGAAGCTGAGGCCGCTTCGACGGCTTTCGTCCGACAGAAGCTTCGTGAGCTTGGTTTCACTCGTAAGATTTTACCGCCTGTCGGCATTACCGCTGTCGAGTTGGACCGTCAGATCACTGACGAGCCGACGGTCATCGTGGAAAAGGAACCGAATTCAGAAGCGGCTAGCTTCTCGTTCACAGGCCGTCCACGTATGCGGTACTTCCAGGCTGCTCGCTACCCCGTTACTTTTAGCAAGATTGCGAGCCGAGAGTTCACCAAGTCGAAGTTTGAGCTGGCGACCTACCGTACCGACATCCGCACTATCCTCCAGGACAACTCGGTCCGGGATATGCAGAAGGTCGAAGACGAGACGTTCTACAGCGCGGCTCTGGCTATGGCCACTAAGGCTGGTAACGTGACGAACGTGACCGGTGGAGTGACCATCGACAACTTCATGGAAGGTGTCCGTACCATCGTCGGTAACCAGCTCCCTCTGGGTTGTATCCTGATGACTCAGGGTCTGTACACGCAGCTCCTGACTCAGCCTTCGACTCAGATCGGTTCGCCATTGGCCTCTGACCTGACGATTGGTCGTACTGATTTCAATAACTTCTACGGTTATCCAATCATCACGACCATCAAGAACGATATCGTTCCTGACAACCAGGCTCTGTACTTTGCCTCCCCGAACTACCTCGGTCAGTTCTACGTTCTCCAGGACGCGACGGTGTTCATCAAGGTCGAGAATGGTGATATGCTGCACTTCCTGTCTTACGAGTCAGTCGGTGTCGGTATCGGTAATACGAACGGCGTTGCTGTCATCAACTTCTAATCCTAGAACGGGTTAGGTTGACCTCCGAGCCGGAACAGGGTAAAATCTTGTTCCGGCTTTTTTTACTTAATGACTAACGAGAGTTAACCAAATGACGAATAAGTATCTTGAGAAGATTGCTAAGGATAACGAGCTATCCCATAATGCCTCGGAATTGGCTAATAGCCTGTCCAGGGCAACGACGGCAGGGACTTTCGGTGGACTTACATATGCCCTGGCGAGAGGTCTGGACAGTCCGGTAAAGGCGTTCCCTAAAGATAAGGCCATCCTAGCTGGTGTTGCCGGAGCTGGCGGCGGTCTGCTTTACCACGCTCTGCGTAAAAAACTGAAAGGCAAAGAAGGTAAGTAAACGATGCTCGTAGACGCCATCGGCCTCCTCCCCTCCGAACGCCAGCCCTGCGAAGTCTGGACCCGTGTCATGGGCTACCATCGCCCCGTATCTTCGTTCAACATCGGGAAGAAGAGTGAGCATGAAGAGCGGAAGTTCTTCAAAGAAGAGAAGATTAAGTAATTGTGTAGTCGGTTAGCTAAAAAGAACCGCGTTCAGAGAAGTCTGAACGCGGTTTTACTTTGGTATATGTCCGAATTTTGTTAGCAAATATCGGACTATAGGGAGGAGGGACGTTAGTCTCCTCGAAAAGAACCGCGCTCAG